GTCCTTGAATCAAGTGTTGCCACATATTCATACTTAGGAGCAACTTTGCTGTTAGCTGCATAAACAGCCTGTGATGCTTGGTTCTGTACTTGGTTAACAGATGTTCTGACTATGGTTTGTATTTGATGATTAGCTAGTTTTGTCATTTCACCACCAGCTTGTGCTATCTGTCTAACACTTCCTCTCTGTCCAAACTCCAGCCTTCCTATCATTCGACTTGCTATCTGCTGTGTTGACTCTCCACTAAACACGCCCTGTCTGATAGTTCTAGCCAAACCCTCCTGTTGTCTTGTTGCTATACCTCTAAATGCTTTTTCTACTGTCTCTCCATTTGGTAAAGTCTGCATTGCACCTTGTCTTGCAGTAAGTTCAAACTTACCAGATCCAAACTTTTTAAAATCATCTTCTGTAAATTGCTTGCTTGTAAATATGTTTACCTTTGTAGGGTCTGTTGTGACAAATGACTCTGCATATTTAGAACTGACAGCTACTGAGTTGATGGGGATATTTCCTGATTTTACAGCTTTTTTTAATTCATTTTCTATAAATCCAGCCTGTACTTTTGCTAAACCTTCTATCTCTTTTATCATCTTCTTTGATGAAGTCCTTGACCACTTATCTAAACTTGTTTTTGACTGAGCTATGATTGCCCTCAATCTTTTCTTAGTCTGTGGTGCAATGACTACTCCTTCTCCAGCCTTTGCCTGTCTGATATTTATTGCATTGAGCTTTCTTGCTGCAAGTAGAATAACGTCATTATAAGTTCTTACAAAGTCTGCTGATACGGCATTGCTATACCTGTTTAGATCAATAGTCTCCCTAAAAAATACCTCTGGAATACTCATCTATCATTCTTCTCCCTCTTCCTCCTCCTCTTCTGGTTCTTCGTCAGGTTCTTCTGGTGGCTCTATTTCTGTAAGACCTCCCTGTTGTGTATTTTCTACTTCCTCTTCAACGTCAAAATCGTCACCGAGAACTTCTCCAGTTGATAATTGCTTGAGTAATGTTTCTTGAGTAATAGTTCCAGCAGTGAATAATGTGAGTAATGATGTTATCTCTTGTGGTTGTAGTCTTGCACTTACAAAGTCTCTATTTACAAAACTACTGCCAGCATTAGGTTCATTGAGATATTCGCTGTGAAACTTCAGACAATTATCAATCAAGTCTTGCATCTGCTGTGCAATGACCATCATTGTGCTGTCATTTTGTGATCTATCTATCCTCTTGGCCTCCGCTGACTCACCTACAAGTTTCTGTCCCAGTACTGCGGCTAGTGACAATGTATTGATCTGCTCTGCAATATCTTTTAGTCTTGTGAACTGGCTGTCATAGCTATCACCAGATGGGCTGATATATTCCATGCGAGACTCAGGTGGCAATGATAGTGCCTCATTAGGGCCTGTTGTTATCTCATCTGCATTAGGATAACCAAAGACTGCAAGCATAGGAACAGAACTTATGTGCAAAATATTGTCCAAATCAGACTGTATCTGATAATGCTTTAGGTTTAGTTCTGCAATGTCATACAAAGGACTGCGGCTTTCGTAGTAACCAACTCTGTTTGAGTAGGCAATAGCAAAAGGAATCTTGTCTTTAAGGCTCATTTCACCTTCATCAAATAATTTATATTCATTCTTTTTGTTATCTTTTCTATGAATCTCATATCTGCCACGTTCAAGCACCCTGATCTGTTTTATTACCTTGTCACCATACTTTCCATCTGGCTCAACAACCTGTTCCAATAAACGCAACTGTGTGAGTTGTCTTACACCATCTACAATCTCAGACCTAAATCCTAAAATGTCTTTTGGTGTATATGTCACCCAATATGGTCTGGCCTTATCCCCTTCCTTCGGTGCATCAACTAATACTCCAACATGACCAAAGCTGATTGCCAGTCTTGCTGTGTTGTACAACCAAACATTAAGATCATTACCCTCAAGGTCTACATCAAACAACTGTTCTCTTACTAAGTCAGATACATCATCAAGTCTTACTGGCTTCCTGACTAACATACCTGAGAGCATCTTTTCAATACGCTGCAAATATGGCACTACTGTTGATCTACTTAGCCTTACGTCATAACTATCATCTGTTTCTCTTGCTTCCTGTGGCAAATACTTCCTATGTTCACTCCTGATCTTGTATGTTCCTTCCTTCAAATCTGTTATCAAATCCCAAAACTGACTCATACGTTGATATGCCGCATTAGGGCTTGCAACTGTGGTAGCAGCTTGTGTTATGGGCTGGTTGTAAACATTTAATGAGCTATACACAGTTTTGCCTCAATACTATCATGTTCTTAATATATTCTAATACCTGTAGCTTTGCCCGACCTAGCAAATAATGGATTGAACTCACGCCATACAAGATAACCTAGAGCATCAGCCATGTGGTCATAACCTGACTCCTTATCTGGTTCTCCCTTTTCTGTGTATGACTGAAGTTCCATTGATTCAATTAGCTTTCTGCAACTGGCATGGATTTGTAAACGGCTTTCCCCTTTGCCGTTACATAATAAAGCCTGTACGGAAGAAATCCTGTCTCTGACTGGTGGGTTGCTGCGTGGGCTTTGATTGCTGAACCCATATCCTTCAAGAATCTGAATGTCCGTCTGACTTGCATTAGTACTTCTGTTGCCTCCACTTGCATCTGGGTATATGTAAATCTTATTCATAGGGTATCTGGCTTTGATCTCTTGGGCAATGCTATCTGTGTCGTGACTGCCACTTATCTCATCAAATATTAACAATTTTTGATTTTGGACAATACCTATCACGCAGTTCATATTCGATATATTGAAATCCAAGCCAATTCTCAAAGGTTCAAGGCCAATATCAGGTTTGACATTAGTAATATTGTTTTCTCTGGTAAAGCGATCATATACTTGCCCAGTAGTTAAATTAATAAACTCTCCATTAAGGTAAGCTTGCAACATTGATGGATCATAGTTGGCTTGCATACGTTCAATGAAATCACTAGGCAGATGTGGGTTATCCTGAGTCCTCATCTTGATTAACTGTCTATCTGTTCTCTGCTTTGCCTCATCTGTAGCAAAGGTGTTATATAGCCACCTAAATCCCTCTGGTGTACTGGCTGCACAAAACTGGCGAACATTACCAGCTCTTAATCGTCCCAGTATCTTTGGGAAAGCCCTATCACAAATACTTGGGCTAACAACGTCTATTTCGTCTGCAAGGCAAAATGCCAAATTTAAGCCAATAATCCGACTCCAGTTCTCGAATGACCTACATAACAGCTTGCAGTCTCCCTCCTTTAGATGCACAACATACTCAGGAAGAGGACTGGCTCTGAAGCTGTAAGGTATTTCGTAATGTTCTAAAAACTGATCGAAGTCTGTTTGCCAGATGTCTCTGAGTAATGGCCCAGTTGGTTCAAGGATTGCACCGATAAAGCCTACATTTTGAGCCATAAGCTTTAAGGCCATAGCACAAAGAGATCTTGTTTTCCCTGCTCCATATCCAGCACTAAGTCCTACAATCTCATTCTGGTTGTCAAAGAACTCCTGTTGCTGTGGGTGCAAGTCATTTCTAATTCTTTCTAGTAGCTCTCCAGTATCAATGTCAGTGTAATGACTGCCTATATGATCTAATACAGAACCTTCCCTATTCAGTATGCTCAAGACATCACCTGACCGACCTTAGCCATTGAGTTTATACAGCCTAAAGCAACTGTTAACTGCCCTGATTTCCTAGCCTCTTTTGCCAGTGATGCGTATTGAGCTAGAACTTCCGCAGTAAATTGTCTCCTATCAATATCAAAATCTTGCTTAAGAATCTCTCTGGCATCTGATATATAGCTATCAACAGTCCTTTGTGTAACACCCCACTCAGTTGTAGCAAATTGCAGTATATCTGATCTAACAGTACCAACAGACATAAGCCTAGCGACTTTGTTCACTCTGAACTCATGCTCATTCTTGCTAGTTCTTCCGTTAGCCACTATGGAATTATGGTTTTTATTATTCTAAATGTAGCGTCAATCACTGGATTTTGTCGATTTTCCTTGTTTTTCCCAGCTATTTTTTAAAAATATTAGTTCATCAATTCTTTTTCTGAGTGCATTGATGCGGTCATTATTAAAGGTATCGAAGTCTTTATTTTTCATTTCATACCACACATAAGTTTTACTACTTCTGGTAAATCACCATCAACTAAATTTTGTGCAAAGTCATCAAGTGACCAGTTGCCCCATCTATCCTTTACTCTTCTAGTATTTCCATGAAATGCACAGTTTCCTTTGTGATAAAAACGTAATGGGGCTTTTTTATTTTTTGAGAAAGACATTGGAAAATCAACTACACCTTTTCGGTCTTTGATTGGTTCACCACAAGCTTCGCATATAAAATAAAAGGTTGCCTCATCATCATAGTATTGAATGTTCATTTTGTTTTAGCCCACCTTTTTCTTTGTGACGCAGCTAGTTTCTGGTCATAACCAGCATCAATAATTGCTTGTTTAGTTTTTTCTGGATAATACATAGTCCTGTGATGATAATGTTCACCAACAATGTAATGTTCGTTTTCTTTTAAAACACCTAGTTTTCTATATCTTGTCAAGGTAAAATTTGTAATATTTATGATTCTTTCAGTTTTACAAGCATCAAACAAACCCATTTTTTTATAGTCCTCTGTAGTTTTCATGTTTTTATATTTAGAATAATCTGTTGGAGTGTATTTAATAGGTTTAATTAAATCATCAAACTCTTGCATCACTTCATCAGGAATACCATTTTTGTAAAGAGTGAGACTTTTTATATCACCAGCTTTTGCCATTTGTAAAATGTTATAAAACTCTTGTACTCTAAAATGATTAAAGCTATATGGTGCTGGTGGCCCCATTCTGTTTTTAATAGATTTTTCAAGTTGAATTTTTAAATATTTCAATCTAATCTCTATCCATTTATCAATATCTACTTTTTTCCAAAACTTTTTTTCAAGTCCTTTATTTTTTGATTTATCAACTAATCTTGAAGGTTTTGGAATAAGATTATTCATCAGCCAGACATTAACAGTACTTATTGGTATATCAAGCATTTTTGCAATATCAAAAGCAGAATATTCATCATGTAACGCCTCTTGCCCAGCAACAAATTTGATACAGCCTGTTATATCAAATTCTCTTTGTAAAATTTGCCTTATGTATTCTCTGGACACGTTGAATCTCTCACCAATTTTTTGAAGTGAATAACCTTCATTCCTCATGCGTAAAATGATTTCATTTCTTGTTTGCCTATATTCAGGAGTGTGGTGTGGTCGATACTTGTAGTTTTTCATAGTGATTTCATTTGAAAGTTTGCTAGTTGATCTTTTACTTTTTGTGCTTCTGGTGGTAGTAAAGCTTTTTGGTTTTTAATATTTTTTTGTATAAGCTTATTCATTAGCTTTTCTGTTTTAGTCCAGCTTGCTTTTCTCATGTTGTGTATTTCTCGAACAATGTCGATATGAATGTCAACACCAATGTTGTTTCTTATATGACCATCTGAATCTCTGTAACCATGAGAGATTATCTGACCATCTATGTCGTATTGAGCGTTAGCTGCATTGCAATAACATATAAGAGCTAGATCCTGACCTGAGAACCGCCTTCCCTTGTCATCAATGTCATAGTCTGGTAAATGGTTGTTTATTAACTTGTCTGAGTTACTGATTATGCCTGTATCGTTGCAAGCATAACAAGTGTATTTAGGTGCGTTGAAAGTAACTTCTCTATCAACAGCAGCCCGCTTGTAATTCTTCATGGGGTGTTAAAAAGGAATGTTTTGTTTGGGTTTTCTTAATGTAGTTGCATTTTTAGATACTGTCAACATATATTGCTCAAACTGCCCATTTTTCAAGTAGCGAAAGCAGTCGGGAAAGAGTGGAGTAAAGTTATCATTCTTTAATTGCTTCGATCTGGCTCTTATATCGGCCTGAAGGCAGTCAAGTATCTTTTCCTGTGTCTTTTTACTTAACTTACTAAATTCGGCTTTTGCAAGCTTTTTAGATTGTGATACAACACGCATTGATGTAGGTATCTTTCTATAAGCTTCCCAAAATGGTTCAAAAAAAGAGCTAATAGTTTTATAGTTATTTGTTTTAGTTATATTGTTTTTCTTAGGGTGTAGCTCTGACACCACCCCAGTGTCTCTCTGACACCCCCCTAGTGTCTGTGTGACACTACCCTTATTTCCCTCTGATACTACCCCAGTTCCTGTGAGATACCGCCCAGTAATAGCTAAATCTGGGACAGGAAGTGCCTTGCATTGCTGCCAAATACTGACTCTATAACAGTTTGTCTTTTGGTTAAACTCATCAATCCTATACTGCTTTTGCAACAGGCCAAGTTCAACTAATTCATTAACAGTCCTTATAACACTTGATCTGGACATCTTTGCATCTTTGGCAATCGTGGCATAACTAGGCCAAATATTTGGATAATATGATTGCAGACACCATAATACTGATAATTGATATGGTGTGACTTTGCCCTTCAATGCGGACGGCAAAGCAATGAATGGGGTATTCTCTGGAATAAAACTCATTTTCTATGGAATATATTATTTCTGTAAAAGGCATGGAGTCTGCTCCGCAGGGAAGCAAAAA